TAAGCATAGCATTCTAACTCTTGATTGCATTGCTGTAGTTTAAATATTATTTCTTTTACTTTCATCTGTACAACACTCCCATTTTAACTAACACATCTAATTCTTTTTGTGTCATCTCTTGTACTTTATATACTGATATAACATCATCATTATAATCTGTATATTTATTAGTATCTTCATCAAAGTTATTTTCAAATATTTCTTCGTCTTCTTCACCATACACTTCTCGTATCATATCTTTATCTGTAATAGACTCACCATTTTCATAGTGTGCTTCACCATAATCTTTAAACCATGAGTAATCATATAATTCACAGCCATCAAATTCTATTTTAAATTTTACAAATATCATTCTTCATTCTCCTTTGTTGAACATTCTGCACAGCAATCCACATCTACTATGTTATCCCATGCAAAATAATAATCATCAGTAGTAATTTCGTTTGTATTAAAAACTTCATTACATACATGACATTGTATTGTTTCTTCTTCTGTAATATTAATTATGTACTCACTCATTCTCAATCTCCAATGCTTTCATTACTCTAGTAAGTTTCTCTCTATCACGCAACAAGAGATTAAAAGTTCTTAACAGATGATATATATCCATATCACCTACATCTATGTAATCTTCTAATCCTTCTGACCAATGGGATATATCAAGAATATCTATTATATCAGAGGGAACTTTCTTGTCATCTATTGCGTGTATTATATCTATAACTTTATCAACTTTCATATTTTTCTCCTTCACTATATTGTTGGTTATCTAAATCTTTAAATCCTTCTTCTAATTCATTAGCAAAATCTTGTAACTCTGCCAATGGTATTTGTTTTATATTACTTACTTTGTATGCATCAAGAGCCATGCTCTCAACTGATGTGTTCACATCTGCATATGTTTTATATTTTATAGTCATCATCATCTCCATCATATATATCGTTATTTTTACAACACTCTTTATGTCCTTCTAAAGTATCGTGGACAGAATGCCTGTCTGAATTGTACCCATTATCCATAAAATCTATAAACTCATTAAAATTATTATAAGACCACCTATTGCACCAATCTTGTTGCGAGTGGTCATAAACATAATATTTTCTTTTACTCATCTTCAATCTCCTCTTGCCATGTGTCTATGACATCTTGTTTAAATTCTTCTGCTTTATACTCTCCATTAGCTAGTTCTGATAATAGTTCTGTTATATCTGTATCAGTACCTAACCAATTCTCTATCATTTCTTTTGTTACTTTACTCATCTTCTAACTCCTCTACCATATCAATAGCATCACATACATTATCATATGTTTCTATTGCTTGTGTTTCTGCTTCTGATGCCAACTCACTTGCTTGTTGTGCAACATTCAAAGCATCTGACGCATAGTCTTTTGCTTGATATAGTTTATCTAATATTTGTTCTTTAGTCATATCATTTCCTTTCTATTTGTTGAACCATAAATGCTTTAGCATCTTTGGATACATGCTCACCAAACTTATCAACACATGCTTGGATAATAGTATCACTATGCCAACCTCTAGGCATATGCTCACCTGTTACTGCATGTTTAGAACCATGCACCATAGCACGTTCTTGAAAGTTTGTTATAAATTGTTGTAGTTCATTCATGTTGTTCTCCTTTCAAGAGAGTTAATAATTAAATAATAATATATTCATATAGTATTCATATATTATTTTTAATTAAATGTCAAATTAAACATAAAATTATTATGCATATCCAATAAAGTATTTCATTATCCATGTTACATACTTTCAATTAATTTTTCAAATTGTTCTAACACTTTAGTTTTACTACCTTTTAAATTAAACTCTTGTTTAATTATTGTATATGCAGAACGACCTCGCCTATGCATACCTACTATTTCTAATTTAAGAGCAGACTTCAAAGTTAATAATCTAAATTTATTTATATTTTCTGGTGTTGATATTAATGTTGCCATTTTTTACTCCAATTTATTGTTTAAAAACAGTAGTTTAGTTATACTGCAAACTACCAAATCAGTCTTGGAGAATTAATTAAATATGTTTAATATTCTCTGAAACCAAGACACACTTGGTTTAACTTTAGATACAAACTTACCACTAGATGTATCTCTATCTACTGCTAAGTAACCATTGTTGTAGAACCTTGCTACTGTTGGGTTGCCATATCTGTTTGTCATGTTTGTTCTCCTTTTTTATTGTTATTATATATAATGCTTTCACAGAAAGCTAAGTATTATATATATTAAGTTGTACCAAATTGGTACGTTAATTGGTAACATTATTGTTACCTATTTATTGCTCTGCCATTAATCTTAACAGCTTCTACAATCTGTTTAGTGTCGTTGTGTGTATAACACAATAGACAATCAATACATTTTTGTCCAGTACAATTTTGTTTTTCTTTCATATAGTCTTGGTCTACGTTATTAAACGTACTGTCAAAGTGTTTAGGTGGTTCAATAATAGTATTTATTATTGAGTTACTAAATATTAATTTTAAATTCTTAGGTTTACGATTTTTATCAAAGTATTTGATAACAATATCCTTGCGTTTAGTCCATAATGCAAAGGTTACATTAGGATTTATCATACAAATCTTTACAAGATTTACAAGGTGCGTCTCATTTATAAGTTCACCATGAGCATTAAACCTCATATAGAGTTGGTTTATGCGTGGTATATTATCATATTCAAGAACTTTGATACTCAAAGTATCTGTATTTCTTTGCAAGGCATCTTGCATATTCTTTCTGTATGTCTTCAACATACTGTGTGAATAACAATGCTTACATATAACGTCATCATTCTTTGATGCGTTCATTTTGGTACAAAATTTATTAGTAATTGTATTTGTACTAATGGCTTGTAAACCTTGTAGTTTACCTGTCATTTTTGAAATGTGAACTTTGTTCATAGTTATTTATCCTTTAGTTTTTCCATAGTTTCTACAGCATTAAGAAATGTTTCAGTCATTTCATAACCAATCCAATCTTCATGGTAGATTTCATCTAACTGTTTTATTGCTGTTCTTAATGGTTCTAAAACTCTATCCATAGGTTGCTGATAAGCACCTTTAATGCTAGATACTTGCTTGATAACTGCTCTCAAAGATGCTTTAATAACATCAATGTCATGTCTTGCTTGCTGTTTTTCTGTAATCATTTTAATCTCCAAATTGTTATGTTATTATATATATTACTTTCACTATGTTCAAGTAAGTATATATATTAAACTATCGTTCCAACTGCTATCATCATCAAGCCTAACCACATGGTAAGTACCATGATACTTGATAACCACAACATGCTATAAGCTAATGCGATTGTCAATGCAGGTATAGGTAGGACAAGCAATGCAAATCCTA